TCAAGGGGTACTGGGCCGACGGAGTCCATGACGGCGTCGACTGCGCAGCCTGCGACCGGCCGCTGCCGTCCTTGATGTGGGACACCACCTGCAAGGGGGAGTTCACGAGCTGCCCCTTCTACGGAAAGGAGGAAACCGATGGACAAAACGACCCGGGAGACCCGGCGCCAAAGCTATGACGCCGTGCTCCCCAAGAGGGAGAAACGCTGCCGGCTGATCCTCGAGACCCTCGGGGCCCGGGAAATGACCGCCAGCGAGATCACCGAGGAGCTCGTCGCCGCCGGCGAGATCCCGTACTTCAACCGCAACTATGTGGCCCCACGCCTCACCGAGATGAAGCAGATGGGGATCCTCAAGACGGTCGGCCGCAGGAAGGCCACCCGCTCGGACGCCACCGAGGCCGTGTGGGCCCGGGTGCACACCGCAGCGGCAGACCGGCCCGCAGCCGATCCGGCCGACAATCCCGCCACCGGGCCAGAGCAGATGACGCTCCTCGGCCCCGGGGCCTGACAGGAAGGAGAGAAACAAGATGAACGAAAACCGCGACAGCATCATGCGCATGGCCCGCGGCGCCTTCGAGGAGCGCGTCGACTACGAGATGGACAAGGTGATCCAGAACATCCTCGACCCCAACACCAAGGCCACCGCCAAGCGCAAGATCACCCTCACCATCGAGCTGACGCCGGACGACGAGCGCCGGCAGATCCAAGTCTCGGTGACGGCCAAGAGCACCCTCGCTTCCACCAACCCGGTCGCCACCTCGCTCTATGTCACCGGCGACAGCAACGGCGAGCTCGTCGTGGCCGAAATGGTGCCGCAGGTGCCCGGTCAACTGAACATGGACGGGACGCAGCAGGAAGCCCCGAAGCTGCTCAAGCTCGTCACCCGCGCATAAGCGCATAAATATTCATATACAAGGAGGACAACACCATGCTCGCCAAAATGATCGACAAAATCGTCAGCCTGAAGGAGACCAAAACCTTCGAGATCGGCGGCCAGACCTACACGGACGGCCACCTCACCCGGATCCCGCCCCACGTCGACCGCCCCGAGGCCATCAGCGTCAGCGGCCTCGACGGCGTCTGCAAGCTGATCCGCACCGAGCTGGAGAAGGTCGGCACGACCATCATGGTGCAGGCCAAGAGCTACAAGAGCGTCGAGGTCATGACCACCTACCTGTCCGACTTCTCCCGCAATATCCTCTACCGCGCCGAGGCAGACGCCCCGGGCATTTACACCGGCTTCCGCAGCCGCGAGGTCGCTCTGATCGAGCTGCGCAGCCTGTTCATCCCCAACGAGGGCACGGCCTACCTGCTCGACCTGCTCGGCCGGATGACCGACGAGAAAAGCGTCAGCACCAACGACAACGGCGTCACGCAGACCGTGGAGGCCCGGCAGGGCGTGGCTCTCAATGCTCTGGTCGAGGTGAAGCCCCGCGTCCTGCTGCGGCCCTTCCGCACTTTCCTCGAGGTGGAGCAGCCCGAGAGCGAGTTCCTGCTGCGCGTGCACCCCGAGGAGGGCATCGGCTTTTTCGAGGCCGACGGCGGGATCTGGAAGCTCGAGGCCAAGAAGAACATCGCCGACTACTTCAACACCAACCTCGCCGACCTGATCGAGGCCGGAAAGGTCGTCATCATGCAGTAAGGACACCGGCCGGGCGGGCTGCGGCCCGCTCGGCCCTCCAGAAAGGAGCAAGCACATGGAACGCATGACCCATGAAAGGGCCAACGGCATCAAGACTGGCTACTGGAGCCCCGCCACCAAGGAGACGCTCGTGCAGCGCCTCGCTGCCTACGAAAACACTGGCCTCGAGCCGTGGGAGATCGGCCCGGCCATCGAGAAGGCTGCGAAGGACGCCGAAACCGCGACCGCGACCAAGATGGCCGAGTGCATCGCCGGCGGCATCAAGGACACGGTCGAAGCGATCCACCGAGATCCTGATGGATTTTTCAAAGGAGGCGCCAGATGAAAGACTACAAGACCCTCACCCGCGAGAAGGTCGACGTCGAACCCGGGGCCGCCCGCTATATGGGCGAGACCCACATGATGGAGGACTGGAGCGACAAGATGATCGACCTCGTCCTCAACGGGCCGACCCTCAACGGCTTCAAGAAGGACGAGCTCCGGGCCATGCTGCGCCAGACCTATGCGGCCCTGAAGCAGTACGAGCAGATCGGCCCCATGGCCTCGCCCTACATGAACGACCCGTCGGCCATCGTGGCCCGGGCCTTCGCCGAGCTCTACCCCGGCATCGACTACCACGCGCAGTTCGTCCCCGACCTGTGCGACGAGTCGGGCAACAGAGCCTTCGGTCTGACCATCTTCCCCGGCGACGGCAGCGCACCCATCGTCTGCATCTCGGCTGAGGCGCCCATCAGCGCCGCCCCTGAGCTGCTGGCGCACGAGCTGGCCCATGTAGCCACGCCCGAGGACAAAGACCACGGCGAGGCATGGCAGACGGCCGAGAAGGCCATCGGCGACAAGTATGACGAGCTGCTCAACTCCATGATCCCCGACGACGATCCGGGCGTACTCGTCCCGCACGAAGTCGGAGACGGCGGGCTGCTGCTCATGCCGACCCGGGCGCATATCCCGGATCCGCAGCGCGACGACTGGAAGCCTGCCACCTGCCCTATCTGTGGGGCCGAGTGCTGGGAGACCGAGATCCACCGGCAGGCGCTCGCTGCCGAGCCCGGACTTCGGGCCGTCTGTACCGACTGCGGCCTGCGTGGCGCCGCCGGCGTCGGACTCGTCGACACCAGCAGCAAAAAGGAGGAAAAAGACCATGAATGAGAACAGAAACAACAGCGGCACCGCGGGCGGGATCGGCTTCTGCGGGCTGCTGACCATCGCCTTCATCATCCTGAAGCTCACCGGCGTCATCTCATGGAGCTGGCTGTGGGTGCTGGCCCCGATCTGGATCCCCACGGCCATCGTCCTCGCCGTGCTGCTGGTCGTCCTGATCGTCGTCCTCGTGAAGGAGGGCGTCAAGCAGACCGAGGAGCGCCAGCGCCGGGAGCTGCGCAGCGAAAACATCGACGAGCAGGCCCGCCGCTACGGTCTCGAGCGCCAGCCCGGGGAGAGCGATCTCGAGCTGAAGAAGCGCATCGCCTTCCTCAAGCAGGCCGAAAGGAGGGACGGGCGCAGATGATGGACGAAAGAGAACGCCGCGACATTATGCTGCGAGCCATTCACCGCTATGGGGAGGCCGCACAAATCGACATGGCCGTCGAGGAGATGGCCGAGCTGACCAAAGCCCTCTGCAAGGTCAAACGGGCGACGCCCGGGGCCACCACCACCGCGGCCATCGCCAACGTGATCGAGGAGATCGCGGGCGTCCAGATCATGCTCGACCAGCTCCGGCTCATATTTGCCCGCAGCACCGACGAGGTCGAGGAGGAAAAACTGCGCCGGCTGCTCGGCCGGCTCAACAGCTACGCAGAGTCCAACCTTCACAAATGGCTGAACGGACAGTACGAGCCGGGGATCTGGAGCCGCACGGTCGACGCCGGAGCTCAGCCCCGCGAAGGAGGTGCCCCGGATGAATAAGGCAACCTGCCGCGGCTGCGGCGCCCCTATCGTGTGGATCAAAACGCCCGCCGGGAAGGCCATGCCGTGCGACCCGGCGCCGGTCTACTACAAGGCCACGCCGGACGGCAAGGACAAGGTCGTCACCACCCGGGGCGAGGTCGTGAGCTGCGAGATCGTCCCCGGGGCCAACGCCACCGACGCCGGCTACCGGCCACACTGGGCCACCTGCCCGCAGGCCGACCGCTTCAAGAGAGGAGGCCGCCACCATGAATAGAGACAAGGCCCGCGAGCTGCTGGAGAAAGAGCTGCGGATCCGGCCGACCGTGAAGGCGAGCGCGATCTTCACTGGCAAAAACGGGAGCATGGGCTTCCGGACTGGCCGTTTCTACGCCGTCACCATCGTGAAGCGCAAGGGCGAGGTCGTGCTGATCGCGCCGGATGACGGCCTCAAGTGCCCCTACTCGTCCCTCGACACCATGCTGAACAAATGGCACATCCTCCTCGTGATTTTCAACAGGTAAAGGAGGAAACCCATGGCAAAAGACAAACCCCTACCGCAGGCCGGCCCCGAGCTGGCCGAGTACACCACGGCCGCGCAGCCCAAAGCCTACGCCGACGGCGTCCCCGTGTTCTGCGCCCACGACGCCATCATCCCGCTGAAGGATCTGCGGCCCAACCCGAAAAACCCCAACCAGCACCCACCGGAGCAGATCAAGCTCCTCGCCTCTATCATCCGGGCCACGGGCTGGCGCGGGCCCATCACTGTCAGCAAGCGCAGCGGCTACATCGTCAAGGGCCACGGCCGCATGATGGCCGCAGAGCTGGGCGACATGAGCGAGGTGCCTGTTGACTATCAGGACTACGCCAGCGAGGCCGAGGAGCTGGCCGACCTGACGGCCGACAACCGCATCGCTGAGCTCGCCACCACCGACAACAAGCTCCTCGCGGAAGTGTTCGCCGACATCGACACCGGCGAGATCCCGTTCATGCTCTCCGGCTACACCGAGGAGGACTACGGGAACATCGTGACGGCCCTGTCCGAGGCGCTGCACACCGAGGAGCCCAAGGGCGACCCCGACGCCGAGATCCCGCCACCGGCCGAGCCCGTCACCAAGTACGGCGACCTGTGGATCCTCGGCCGGCACCGCGTCCTCTGTGGGGACTGCACACACCCCGAGGATCGCGCCCTGCTACTGGACGGGGCCAAGCCCGAGATCCTGCTGACCGACCCGCCCTACTGCTCCGGCGGCCAGAAGGAGGCGCAGAAGTCGACCGGCAGCATCGGCACCGAGCGCAAGGACGGCAAGGCCCCGAAGATCGCCAACGACATCCTCAGCACCCGGGGCTACCAAAACCTGATCCGGGCGGCCCTCACCGACATCCCGTGCCTCTATGCCTACATCTTCACCGACTGGAGAATGTGGGTGTACCTGTTCGACCTCGTCGAGGCTGCCGGCTTCGGCGTCAAGTCGGAGCTCGTATGGGACAAGGGCACGCCGGGCATGGGCGTCGGCTGGCGCTCACAGCATGAGCTCATACTGTTCGCCGCCCGGGCCGCCACACACTTCGACGGCCACAAGGGGTACGGCAACGTCCTGAGCGTCTCCCGCTCCGGGAATGAGCTGCACCCAACGCAGAAGCCGGTCGAGCTGCTGGAGAAGCTCGTCGACAACACGGACTTCGCCCGGGGCGTCTACGACCCCTTCGGCGGCTCCGGCACCACGCTGGCCGCCTGCGAGGCATACGGCCAGCCATCCTACATCATGGAGCTGACGCCGGCCTTCACGGATGTCATCGTCAAGCGATACATCAGGATAACAGGAAAACAGAATGTGCGCTGCGTCCGTCAAGGCCGGGAGCTCTCGCGTGAGGAAATCGCCGGGATCTTCGACCCTGACGAGGAAGGAGGTGGACAGGAGTGACGCCCTGACCTAAATGAGCGACAAGCCGATCACTCACGACATCAAGGAGCGGCTCGGGAAGTACACCCGCCTGCTCCGTGAAATAGACAACCAGTACGAGCGCCTCGGCCGCATGGAGATCTCCATGGCCGCGCCGCCCGGCCCTGACATGACGGGTATGCCCCGGGGCTCCGGCACACCGACCGACCGCACCGGGATGATGGTGCTGCGGAAGATGGAGCTCGAGGAGCAGATCAAGGAGCGCCTCGCCGAGGAGCGCGAGGAACGCGCCGCCCTCGAGGCGATGATCCGGCAGGTGGAAAACCCTGACGAGCGCGCCGTGCTACGGCTGCGCTACTTCGACCGGGCAGACTGGGACGGGATCTGCGCCGTCCTGTTCAGTGATCGGCAGGACTACCTCGAGAGGATAGACAGCTACCAGAACAGGACATACAAGGCCCACGGCCGCGCCCTGCTGCGGATGGCCGAGATCCTGAAGGATATGGAGCCGCGGCAGTAAAAGGAAGTAAAGGGCAGCAAAGGGCAGTAAAATCCATTGAAAGGAAGTACAGCCCCGTGCTATCCTGTATCATGTCAAAAGACCGCCGGACACCCGGACAACGCCGGTGAACCATCGGACGGGCAAAGACACCAAAACCGAACAACGACAGCAAGAAAGCCGTCGGGCAACCGCAAGAAGCCCGTCGGCTTTTTTATTTTGCCACGAAGGAGGTGACGACCATGGCAGGCGGCAGCATATCCATCCAGATCGAAAACCTGCGACAGCTCATGGCCGATGTGGAGGCTATCGAGGCAGGCGGCCGCAAGGCCATCAGCAACACCGTGAAGGACGTGAAGGCCCGGGCCCCCGGCTGGATAGCGCAGGAGGTCACGGCAGTCTACAACATCAAGAAGGGCGAGATCACGCCGTCCAGTGGAGGCAAGCCAAAGAAGATGGCGGGCAGCATCCGCATCACAGGCGAGACCATCCAGGAGCTCACCCTCGTCTACAAGGGCCGGCTCCTGACCCCTGTGCACTTCGGCATGACACCCAAGGCCCCGCCGTCCGGCAGGAGCTACACCCTGAAGGCGCAGATCCTCAAGGGCAGCAAGAAGGTCATCGGCCGCTACAAGAACACCCGCACCAAGGGCGGGCCATACTCGCAGCGGTCTCACTGGATCCTCATGGGGACAGGCAACACCAAGGCCGACGGCACGAGCTGGATCCCATTCCAGCGCATGAGCAAGACCCGCACCGACATCCAGAAGATGACCACCATCTCGGTGCCGCAGATGATAACCAGCGACCGCACCAACGAGGCCATCATGCTGAGGCTCAACACTGAGACAGCCAAGCGCCTCGACCACCACATGAAGCGGGCCCTCGGCCTGTGACCCACGGGCCACCGCCACGGCCAGCAGGACGCCTGCCAAGGCGGCCGAGCACACCGAGGCAAGCCAACACCCGCGCACAAAAAAGACGCGGCACGCGGCCTCGCAGAGGCCACCACGGCCACGCAGCGCGGCCGAAGGTACTGTGACGCACCCCTGACGCCTGCGGTGCTGGCGAGCCCAAAAAACGCGCAGACTCCAAAAAGTTTTTCCGGGCCGTTTCGCTTCGCCCGGGGGCCTGCGCCGATCATTTTCCTGACCTCACGAAAATGGTGGGGGCACGGCAGCACGACAGAAAGGAGGGGACGCCATGCCGAACACCAACACCAAGCTCGTCGACAGCAAGACCATCGCGGCCCTGTTCGAGCTGACGCCCCGCCGCATCCAGCAGCTCACCAAGGAGGGCATCATCACGGCCACCAAGGAGGGCAACGCCAACCGCTACGACCTGCTGCCGACGATCCAGAAGTACATCAGATACCTGACGGCCAAGGCCAATGGCCGGGAGCCGTCCAAAAAGGACGCCGAGATCGAAGGGCGCCGGCTCGAGGCCGAGGCCGACCTCAAGCGCAGCAAGGCAGACATCGCCGCGCTCCAGCTCAAGGAGCTCGAGGGCACCATGCACCGCAGCGAGGATGTCGAGGCCGTCATGACCGATCTCGTGTATAGCATCAGGTCGATGCTCGTGGCGCTGCCCGGGCGTCTGGCCGTGGATGTCTCCAGCGCGGCCACCGCTGCGGAAGCGTCCGACATCATCCGCGCCGAGGTCTACAAGATCCTCGAGGAGCTGGCCGGCTATAAATACGATCCCGAGGTCTATGCGCGGCGGGTAAGGGATCGGGAGGGATGGAGCGAGCTCTCCGATGACGCGGACGACTAAGAAGGCCGCCGCGAAGCTCAACGCCGCCATCTCGGGGGCGATCAAACGCTTCGCCCCGCCTGAGAGCCTGACCGTGGACGAGTGGGCCGACAAGCACCGCCGCCTCTCCCCCGAAAGCTCGGCCGAGGCAGGCCCGTGGCGCACCAAGCGCACCCCGTACCTCGAGGAGCCCATGCGGGCCTTCACGGATCCGAAGGTGCACAAGATCGTCATGGTCGCCGCGTCGCAGGTCGGCAAGTCGGAGCTCGAGCTCAACATCATCGGCTACATCATTGACCAAGACCCCGGCAGCATCCTCTATGTGCACCCGACCATCGACGACGCCAGAAAGTTCAGCCGGCTGCGCGTCGCCCCCATGATCCGGGATAGCAAGCCCCTGAAGGCAAAGGTGCACGATGTCAAAGCCAAGGACAGCGGCAACACCATCCTCCAGAAGTCTTTCCCGGGCGGTATGCTCACGCTGACCGGCTCCAACAGCGCCTCGGCGCTGGCATCCACCCCCGCACGCTACATCATCGGCGACGAGCGTGACCGCTGGGCCACGAGTGCCGGCACCGAGGGCGACCCGTGGGCGCTGGCCGAGGCCCGGCAGGCGACCTTTTACAACGCCAAGGCCGTCGAGGTCTCGACCCCGACCATCAAGGGCGCCAGCAACATCGAGACCAGCTTCTACCAAGGCACACAGGAACGCTGGTGCCACCGCTGCCCCGAGTGCGGGGAGTACAGCGAGATCGTGTTCGACGCCATCCACTTCGAGCCCGAGGCCAAGCGCGTGCGCGGCAAAAAGGTCTGGAGCCTGAAGGGCGGCGTCTCGTGGGCCTGTCCCGCCTGCGGCTGCCTGATCCCCGAGGAGACCATGCGACGGCAGCCGGCCAAGTGGATCGCAGAAAACCCCGACGCCTACAAGAAGGGCGTCCGCTCGTTCTGGCTCAACGCCTTCAGCTCCCCGTGGACACCATGGGAGAAGATCGTCCTCAAGTTCCTCGACGCCAAGAACGACCCGCAGCGGCTCAAGGTGGTCTACAACACCCTACTCGGCCAGCTATGGGAGGATCGCGGCGACCTCGAGGACGAGGACACCATGCTCACCCGCCGTGAGGACTACGGCACACGCCCGGACGGCACACCCGTGGAGCTGCCCGACGGCGTGCTGGTGCTCACCTGCGGCGTGGACACACAGGACAACCGCCTCGAGTACGAGGTCGTCGGCCACGGCAAGTACGGCGAAAACTGGGGCATCGTCAAGGGCTACATCATGGGCCGGCCGGACACCCCCGAGGTCTGGCAGCGGCTCGACGATGTCGTCGACCATGTCTACAAGTTCAAGAACGGCCGGGGCCTGAAGATCTCCATCACCTGCGTCGACTCCGGCGGCCACTTCACCCAAGAGGTGTATGAGGCGTGCCGGGCCCGACAGGGCAAGCGCGTGTTTGCCATCAAGGGCAAGGGCGGCGACGGGATCCCCTACGTCTCCCCGCCGACTAAGGTGCCGATCCGGGACAACAAGAAGATCACCTGCTGGCTCTACACCATCGGCGTCGACGCCGGCAAGGCTGCCATCATGGCCGGCCTGAAGGTGCAGGAGCCCGGCCCGAAATATTCCCATTTCAACCGGCACCCCGACGCCGGCTACGACCTCAACTACTTCAACGGCCTGCTCTCCGAGAAGCTGGTGCTCACCAGCACCCGGAGGGGCGACCGCTGGGCGTGGGAGAAGCTGCCCGGCCACAACCGCAACGAGGCCCTCGACTGCCGGGACTATGCCAACGCCGGCCTCAAGATCATCAACCCCGACATGGACGCAGTCGAGCGCCGCCTGCGCGGCCTCGAGGAGCAGCCAAAACCGGCGCCGCAGCGACGGGCGCGCACCAAGCGCAGCAGCTCCAGCGCCTTCGACGACTGGTAAGGAGGACACGACCACATGAAAACGCGCAAGACCATCGAGATCGAGCTCACCGGCAAGCGGGAGCGGCTCGAGCTCTACCTGAAGCGGGAGGCCGAAATGCTGAGCGGCGGCGTGCAGAGCTATGGCATCGGATCCCGCAACCTGTCCCGCTACAACACCGACCTCGCCGCCATCCGGGCGGCCATCAAGGAGCTCGAGGACGACATCGCAGCCCTCGAGGCCCTACTCAACGGGCAGCGCCCCCGCAAAGCCGTGGGCGTCGTCCCCCGTGACTGGTGAAAGAAGCCCCGAAAGGGGCTTTTTTCATAGGCTGACGCCGGGAGTTTTCGCTCCTTTTCTCCCGGCGCCGGCCATTTTTACCTGAAGGAGGTGAGCACCATCAGCAGACGAAAGAACAGAAGCCGACCGCAGAGCGGCCGGCAGAGCCCCCGCCCCGTGAACAAGGGCTACGGCGACGCCGGCGCGAGCTGGCACAAGCGGTCGACCAAGGGCTTCAGGGCCTTCAGTGGCAGCCCCAAGGAGGACATCGACGCCCACAACTGGACGCTCCGGCAGAGAGCCCGGATGCTCTACATGGCCGCACCCATCGCCACCTCGGCCATCCGCACCAACCGCACCAACGTGGTCGGCATCGGGCTCCAGCTCAAGAGCCGGATCGACCGGGAGGCGCTCGGCATGACACAGGAGGCCGCGGACGCATGGCAGGCGCAGGCCGAGCGCGAGTTCAACCTGTGGGCCAACAATAAAAGGGCGTGCGACGCCACCGGCGTCAATAACTTCGCAGCCATGCAGCAGCTCGCCCTCGCCTCGTGGCTGGTCAGCGGCGACGTGTTCGCAGTCGTCAAGCAGTACGACCCGACGCCCCTCATGCCATACTCACTGCGCATCCACCTGATCGAGGCCGACCGCGTGGCAACCCCGACGAGCTCCGGCATCGTCACCCCCATGCTGCTGACCACCGGCAAGGCGGCCAACGGCAACACCATCTTCGACGGCGTCGAGGTGGACGGCAACGGCCAGATCGTCGCCTACCACATCCGCAGCACCTACCCCTTCGAGCTGGGCGCGGCGGCGACCAAGTGGGCCCGCGTGGAGGCATACGGCCGACGCACAGGGCTCCCGAACATCCTGCACATCATGGAGAGCGAGCGCCCGGATCAGTACAGAGGCGTCAGCTACCTCGCGCAGGTCATCGAGCCCCTGCTCCAGCTCCGGCGCTACACCGAGAGCGAGCTGACCGCGGCCGTCGTGGAGAGCTTTTTCACGGCCTTCATCAAGACCGAGGCCGGCGCCGGCGACAACCCGTTCAACGAGGTGGGGAGCAGCCTGCCGGAAGTGAGCCGGGATCCCAACGAGTACGAGATGGGCCCGGGGCAGATCAACATCATGGAGCCCGGCGAGGATGTCACCTTTGCCGACCCCAAGCGACCGGCCAGCGGCTTCGACAGCTTCCTGCGCGCCATCTGCGAGCAGGTGGGCGCAGCCCTCGAGATCCCGGCCGACCTGCTCCTCAAGGCGTTCAACAGCTCGTACAGCGCCAGCCGCGCCGCCCTGCTGGAGGCGTGGAAAGCCTTCCGCATGAGGCGCAAGTGGTTTGTCGATGACTTCTGCACCCCCATCTATGAGATCTTCATCGCCGAGGCCGTGGCCCGCGGACGCATCAGCGCCCCGGGCTTTTTCGCTGACCCGGCAACCCGGGCGGCCTACCTCGGCGCCGAGTGGATCGGCCCCTCGCAGGGGCAGCTCGACCCGACCAAGGAGATCACGGCCGAGATCCTCGCCATCGGCGAGGGCATTACCACCCGCGAGCAGGCCACGATCCGGCTCAACGGCGGCCAGTGGGACGCCAACATCGACCAGCTCGCCCGGGAAAACGAGAAGCTGCGGGCGGCTCAGGGAGACACCGGCAGCACCGGCGACTCCGGCGGCACCTCAGTGGCCGGCACATCCCTCTCGGCTGCCGTGCGGCGCGCTGCCATCGTCGCCGAGGTGGAAAAGACCATCAAGGAAGGAGACAAGGACAAGCATGAAAACGAGTAACACCCCGCGCCTGTGCGCCGGGCCGCAGGTCGTCCAGCAGACGCCGACGAAGTTCTGGAACATCGCCAGCGTCGGCGAGGACTCGGGCGAGATCGTCCTCTATGGCGATGTCGTCGCCCGTCAGCCTGTGGACTGGTGGACAGGTGAGCCCGAGCCCGGCCTCTATATCGCCCCTGAGAGCTTCATGGAAGATCTGGCGGCCGTAAAGGGCAAGAGCAACATCACCATCAAGATCAATAGCTGCGGCGGCGACCTCTACACCGGCATCGCCATCCACAACGCCATCAAGGGCCTGAGCGGCCACAAGGTCGTCGTCGTGGAAGGCATCGCAGCCAGCGCGGCCAGCGTCATTGCCTGCGCCGGCGACGAGGTGCAGGTCTATCCCGGCAGCATGGTCATGATCCACGGCGTCGCCGGGCTGCTCTACGACTACTACACCCTCGCAGACCTGAAAAAGCTCCAGAAGGACTTCGACGCCAGCGAGCGGGCCATCGCGGAGATCTACCACGCCAAGACCGGCATCGAGGTCGATCAGCTCCGCAGCATGATGACCCGAGAGACGTGGATGGTCGGGCAGGAGGCCGTCGACAACGGCTTCGCCGACACCCTGCTCGAGGGCGACGGCCCTGATGTCAGCGTGAGCGCCGACAAGCAGGTGCTCCTCGTGGCCGGCATCCGGCACAACATCAAGGGGCTGCACAATGTCCCGAGCACGATCCGCATCAACAGCATCCACGCCGCCCCGGCGGCTGGAAATAAGCCGACCGGGAACGGCGGCGAAAACAGAAAGGAAGATGAGCCCATGACTCTCGAAGAAATGAGAGCACAGCACCCCGACCTCGTTGCTCAGATTGAGCAGCAGGCCGTTTCCAACGCCATCGCGCAGGAGCGGGCCCGCATCGAGGCCATCGACAGCATCGCCGCCAGCGTTGGTGACGCTCAGCTCGTCAGGGACGCCAAGTACGGCGAGAACACCTGCACCGCTGAACAGCTCGCGCTCAAGGCCATGCAGAAGCAGGCGGCCCTCGGCACCAAGCACCTGAAGGACGCCGCAACCGACAGCGCCGAGTCTGGCGCCGCAGATGTCGGAGCCGCCCCAAACGGAGGCGAGGAAGGCAGCGAGACCGACGACAAGGCAAAGGTCGACGCCATCGTCGGCCTCTACAACACTACCAAGAACGGAGGTAAAAAGTAATGAGCAAGAGACTCGACGAAAACATCGGCACCGTCGGCTATGATGGCCTGATCGTTGCCAACGAGCCTGTCGCTGATGTCGTGACCGTAAAACTTGCGGCATCTAAGGGCGTGCTCGCCCGCGGCACGGTCATCACCGGCGCGGCCGGCGGCGAGATGTCCGCGGCTTCTGCCGCCCTTGTGGCGACTAACGCGGTCTATATCCTCGCGGACGAGACCGACACCGGCACCGGCACTGCCGTCACCGCCACGGCATACCGCACCGGGCACTTCGCTCGGAACAAGCTGTCCACCGACGGCTCCTACACCCTCGTCGCAGCCGACGAGGAGATCATGCGCAACGCCGGTATTCTGCTGAGCGACGCGCTGGACTACTAAGAGAAGGAGGACAAAATCATGCCTTTTAACTTCTACGACACCCACACGCTGCTCATGGCTGTGCAGCAGCTCGCCCCTGCGGCGACTTTCCTGCGCGACCGCTACTTCCCGACCAATGACGCGAGCGACATCTTCGCCACCGAGGATGTGCTGGTCGAGTACCGCGACGGCGTGCGCAAGCTCGCGCCCTTCGTAGCTCCCCGCAAGGGCGGCGTCACCATCCTGCGTAAGGGCTACACCATGCAGAGATACACCCCACCCTTCGTGGCTCCCCGCCGCACTCTGACCCTCGACGAGCTGCGCAAGCGTGGCTTTGGCGAGGCCCTGTACTCTCAGCTCACCCCCGAGCAGCGCCAGCAGGTGCTCATCATGCGTGACGCTGACGAGCTGGGCGACCTCATCACCAACCGTGAGGAAGCGATGGCGGCCGAGACCATGCTGACCAACGGCTGCATCATGAAGCACATCGCCGATGACGTCGACGAGGGCGATGAGATGGAGATCCGCTTCTACGACGGAGGCACCAACCCCGCGCAGTACACCCCGACGACCAAGTGGGACGCGGAAGGCGCCAAGATCCGCGCAGATCTCGGAGCGATGGCTCGTATGCTGACCAGCCGCGGCCTGCGTGCCGCTGATCTGGTATGCTCTCCCGATGTGGCTGATACCATCATCGAGAACGCAGAGATCAAGGATCTGCTCAACAACCGCCGCTACGAGCTGGGCAACGTGGCTCCTGAGGAGCTGGCACCCGGCGCTTCCGTTGTTGCCCGCCTGAACGTCAACGGGCGCATCATCAGCGTGATCTCCTACGACGAAACCTACACCGACGACGCCGGGGAAAATCAGCTCTACATCCCTTCCGGCAAGTGCATCCTCACCGCTCCCGCAGCGGGCCGCACCGCCTATGGCGCCGTGTCTCAGGTGGAACAGGCCGACGGCGAGTTTCACACTTACGCCGGCCGCCGCGTGCCGAAGTATGTGTCCAGCGCCGAGGGCAACACCCGCAGCCTAACCATCTCCAGCCGCCCGCTGCTGATCCCCAACAACAAAAACCCTTGGATCGTCGCTGATGTCCTGACGGACTAAGCTGGCAGAAAGGAGCACGAATATGATCGAGATCATCGCGGGCACCTTCGGCTACTACAACGGCCGCAAGGTGATCCCCATCACCAAAGAGGACGGGCCTCAGCAGTTTGACCCTGAGCTCGAGGCCCGTCTGGTCAAGCAAGGCGTCGCCAAGTACGTCGACGAGCAGCCCGTGGCCCCTACTCCAGCCGAAAAGCCGGGGCGGGAGCCCGAGGCCGGCGACGCGCCCGCCGATCCTGAGTACGACGAGGACATGAAGCTCGACGAGCTGAAGGAAGTGGCGGCCGCCTACGGCGTGGACGCCTCTGCTATGCGCAAGAAGGCCGACGTCATCGCAGCCATTGAGGAGGCGAAGGCTGCGGCCGACGAGGCAGCCGATGACGACCAGAGCGACGACGGCGAGGAGCCCCCTCAGATCGGCGCCGCGGATCCCGTCTGATGGCCTTCGACTTCAAGAGGATGGTCGCCGACGACCGCCGCCTCGTGTTCCTCAGCCTCGACGAGTTCGGCGAGGAGCACAAGGTCGACGGAAAGACCATCACCGTCGTGCTGGATGACAACGCCCTGAAAGAACGCCAAGGGGGGCAAGAGCTGGGCGTGGCAGAGTCGTCCCTCATGCTGTATGCAGCAGTCGAGGATCTGCCGCCCCGGCGCCCGGCGGGCGAAGGGCTCAACATCGACGGCCGCGAGTATATCGTCAACGACTGGAGCGAGGACATGGGCGTCGCCACCATCGCGCTCGGCCAGACCGTGACCATGTAAAGGAGGTGCAGCCGTGTCCATAGTCAATAGCATCGAGATCGTCCGGGAGTGGCTGGACTCCACCGTCTGCCCGATGGTGCAGCTCAAGCTCCCCGACGACAGCGCGACCGACGCCTCCTACCCCTACAAGCTGGTCAACCCGACCGCGTTCTCGCTTTTCGTCCCGTCGAAGGACAGATTGCCCCCGAAGGTGCCGGCCCCCATCCCCTCGGTCTGCGTGCAGATCGTGGAGGGCACCGACAGCCTGACCATGAGCTCGAGGAGCATCAAGATCCGGCTCTGCTTCTCTGCGTGGGATCCCGGCTACCACGGGCGCGACATCTTCAAACCGAAAAACGACGGCAGCGGCGCATACGTCCAGTGGCAAAACGAGGAGGCCACGGCCTTCTTCGAGAAAAACGGCGAGGGCTGGCGCGACGCATGGAATTTTGTGGACACGGCCCTCCGCATGATCGAGAACGCCGAGTACATCGGCCCGCTGCGCGTCATGAAGGAGGACGGCATCACCTTCGGCCCTGTGTCTGAGCAGGACGCCGTCCCGGACTTCTACCCCTACTGGTTCGCGTGGGTAGAGTTCGCCGTCGAGGAGATCCTGACACGCACGCCGAAGGACTACCAACACCTGCTTTAAGGGCAGCCGACCGGCTGCTCTAATTTTATGCAAAGGAGGAAAAGCAGATGGCAAACGAATACCTCTACGGCGCATACGGCCACATCGGCGAGACTGTGGCACAGAGCGCCGTGCAGGCGGGCACCACGCCGGTCTACATCGGCACGGCGCCTGTCAACCTCGTGCGCGGCTTCGCAGACGCCGGCGTCATCAATGAGCCCATCAAGCTCAGCAACATGATCGACGCGCAGCGCAAGCTCGGCTATGCGGCCGACTGGGGCACCTTTACGCTCTGCGAGGTCATGAACGCGCACTTCAACAACACCCTCGGGAACATCGGCCCCATCTACGTCATCAACGTCCTCGACCCGTCTGCGGGCAAGCACCGCAAGGCGACCGAGACCACCCAGCAGCTCTCTTTCACGGGCGGCCGGGCCGAGTTTGCGAGCTCCACCATCATCCTCGACACCCTGACCATCGCCAAGAGCGATGGCGGCGACTACGCCGAGGGCACCGACTACGCTGTGGACTATAACTTCACCAAGGGCACCGTCATCATCACAAGCCTGATCGCGGACTCCCCGCTCACCGGCACCCTGACGGCCAGCTTCTACGAGGTGGACGACAGCGCCATCGAGGACGACGACATCATCGGCGGCGTGACGGCCGGCGGCGAGTACAGCGGCCTGAGCTCCATCGCGCTGCTCTACCCCGAGCAGTTCGCGGTCTGCAACCTGATCGCCGCCCCCGGCTGGAGCCAGAGCCCGGCGGTCTACAACGCCATGCTCACCGCCAGCCAGAAGATCAACGGCCACTGGGACGCCTTCGTCGTCGCTGACCTGCCCCTCGTGGACAGCAGCGCGCAGGCGGTCGACACCATCACCAAGGCCATCGCGTGGAAGAAGAACAACGCCTTCACCGGCGAGCGGTCGAAGGTCTACTGGCCGCAGGGCATCGACAACCTCGGCAACATCTACCACCTGAGCACGCTGGCCGTGGTCGAGCTCATGCGAGCCGACTTCAGCCACAACAGCGTGCCGATGGAGACCTGCGGCAACAAGGCGATCCCCATCATCAAGCAGTATTTTGGGGCCAACGCCACCAACCGCGGCTTCAGTCAGCAGGAGGGCAAGGAGCTGACGCAGAACGGCATCAGCACGGCCGTCGCATGGGGCGGCGAGTGGGTGCTGTGGGGCGACCACACCGCCGCCTACACCTACGGCGCCGACGTGGATCCCCGGGCGATCTTCGACGTGTCCATGCGTATGCTCATGCACATCACCAACGACTTCCAGAGGGAGTGGAGCCCACGCATCGACGAGCCCATGACCCGGGCGCTCAAGGACGAGATCATCAACCGCGAGCAGGAGAAGCTCGACGGGTATGTCAGCATGGGCGCGCTGCTGGGCGAGCCGCAGATCGTGTTCCTCGAGAGCGAGAACAGCACCACCGACATCATGAACGGCGACTTCCGCTGGGACATCGCCGTCACCCCGACCCCGCCCCTCAAGTCTGCGAGCGTGTACGTCGCATACACCGACGCCGGCTTCTCTGTCTACTACGAAGGAGGTGACGAGTAATGGCAAATCTGTGGCTTGACCTGAAGGGCCCCATCCTCGCCGACACCGTGTACATCAACGGCGTCCTCGTCGCCAAGGACGTGACCATCACCCTGCCGGCCGTCACCCATGTGACCGCCGATTATAAGGCGATGGGCACCTACACCGCACCCATGACCGGCCAGATCGAAGGCATGGAGGCCGCCATCACCAAGATCGGCATCGACAAGGGGCTGCGCTCCATGGTGCAGCTCGAGAGCAAGACGCTGGAGGTCAGATGGGCGCAGGATGTCAAGTACGCCGACGGCTCCACCAAGACCGAAGGCTGCAAGGCGTTCATGCGCTGCGTCCCGAAGCTGATCCCGGGCCTGTCCGTGGATCCGGGCAACCCTTCGGAGAACGAGGTCACGCTGGCCGTGAGCCGCTATCAGGTTTTCGTCGCCGGCGAGGAGTTCTGCCTGATCGACCAGCTCAACACCATCATGCGCATCGGCGGCGTGGACTACGTCAAAGACCTGCGCAGCGTGCTGTAACAACAGATGGGCGCCGCCCGAGGTGGGCGGCGTCCCTCTTTTTATCAACGAAAGGAGACAACGACCATGGAAAAGCTGACACTCAGCAACCCCATCACCATCAACGGCAAGAAGGTCAAGACCCTGACCTATGACACCGGCGCGATCACCGTGGGAATGTTCGCCGAGGCCGAGGCGCTGAAGCTGCGCGCCACCACCCACAAGGCGGGCGGCAGCGCCGGCGCCACCGAGCTCGACTACTCCATGCACCTCTACCTCGCTATGATGGCGATCACCGCCGTCAACCCCGACATCGACATCGCCGACCTCGAGCGCATCAGCGGGCCCGATGTCATGGAGCTGGTGAGGATCGGCCGAAATTTTACCACAACGAGGTCGGGGGCACCCTCCGAGCAAAACGACTCGGAGAGCTCGTCCGAGACTACTCCCGAGCCTTCCACATCTCAGTCGGAGAGCTCCGACGGGAACGCCTGACCGACTTCCTGCTCGAATACTACGAAGCGGCCGAGGAGGCGAAAAAGCAGCGGGCCAAGATCCCGAAGCCGAGGATCCCCCACATCCGGCCGCATAGGAGGAGGTGACGCCAGTGGCCAAAAATAAAATGCTGCAAGCCGTCGTGAGTCTCGCCGGCACCATTGACCCGTCACTCGGCAAGGCGCTGGACGATGTCACCGGCAAGCTGGAAAACGTCAACTGGAAGGCCGTGGCCGTCGGCGGCGCTGTGGGCGGCATCGCAGTCGCAACAGGCAAGGCAGTCGTGGAGGCCGGGAAGTATCTGGCCGACCTCGGCAACGAGTACAACACGGCCATCAATCAGCTCTCGGCAGCAACCGGGGCGACCGGCGACGAGCTGGACGCGCTCGGTGAAAGCGTCAAGAACATCTACGCCCAAGGGCTCGGCGATGACTTCGCCGACGTGGCCGACGGTCTGGCTGCAACGCAGCAGGCCAGCGACCTGACCGGCGAAGCTCTGGAGCGAGCAACCGCCGCCGGCTTCAACCTGCGGGACGTGTTCGACTACGATGTCAGCGAGAGCGCCCGGGCAGCGTCGGCCCTGATGAAAAACTTCGGCATCGACGCCGAGGAAGCCTACGGCCTGATCGCCGTGGGCGCGCAGAACGGCGCAGACAAAAACGGCGACCTGCTGGACACCCTGAACGAGTACAGCCCGCAGTTTGCGGCCCTCGGCCTCAGCGCCGACCAGTTCATCGGCACCCTCGTGGAGGGCGCTGACGCCGGCCTGTTCTCCATCGACAAGGTCGGCGACGCCGTCAAGGAGTTCAACATCAGAGCGAAGGACGGCAGCGACACAAGCCGGGAAGCCTTCGAGAGCCTCGGCCTCAACGCCGACAAAATGTTCGCAGCCTTCTCCGCAGGTGGAGACACCGCGGAGGCCGCGTTCTTCGACACCGTCGAGGCCCTCAACAGCATGGACGACCCCCTCGCCCGAAACGCGGCCGGCGTGGCCCTGTTCGGCACACAGTTCGAGGATCTGGAGGCCGGCGTGCTGCCGGTGCTGGCGAGCATCGAGACCGCAGCCTACGACGGCGCGGCCGCTCTCCAGCAGATCAACGACGTGAAGTACAATGACCTCGGCAGCGCCTTCGAGGCGATCAAGAGGTCGGCCGAGGTCTCGCTGCTGCCGATGGCGTCCATGATCGCCAACACCCTGACGGCTCTGGCACCGATCCTGCGGGAGACCTTCGAGGCCATCGCCCCCGTCATCACGGAAACGCTCAACGCTTGTATGCCGTTTGTGCAGCAGTTCCTCATGGGAATGGGGCAGGCCCTCCAGACCGTGCTCCCCATGGTCTCGCAACTGGCCGCCGGGCTGCTTCCGCTGCTCTCGCAGCTGATCTCGGCCTTCCTGCCGCCGCTCCTCGAGCTGGCGCAGCAGCTACTCCCGCCGCTGATGCAGATCGTGCAGGCCATCCTCCCGCCCATCGTGAGCATCCTGACCTCGATCCTGCCAATGCTGACGCAGATCATCTCGACGATCCTGCCCGTCCTGACCAGCCTGATCTCGGCCCTGCTGCCTGTCATCACCCCGCTGCTCGAGGTCGCGCTCCAGATCGTCAACAGCGTCATCATGCCCCTCGTGCCCCCTCTCATGCAAATCGTCGAGGCGCTGCTGCCGCCCCTGATGTCGCTGCTCAATGCCATCATGCCGATCCTGAGCCCCCTGCTGGGGCTGCTTCAGCCCATCGCGTCGGTGCTCGGCACCATCGCCAGCGTCATCGGCAAGATCGTGAGCTTCGGCGCGGGCGTCATCAACAGCATCGCCGGCCTGTTCGGCGGCGGCGGGGGCGGCGGGGATTCCGGCTTCGCAACCGGCGGCTTCACGAGCGGCCCGTCCATCGCGGGCGAGGATCCGCGCTACCCGACCGAGGCCGTCATCAGCTTCAACCCTGCATATAGGGCGCAAAACCTGTCCTACTGGGCCCGCGCCGGCGAAATGCTCGGCGCTATGGACGAGGGCAGCTATGAGCCCATCAGCTCCGGCTCGGGCACGTCCGTGGTCTATGACCTGAGCGGCCTGTCCTTCAGCCCCACGATCAAGGTCGACGGCAACACCGACGAGGACGCCCTGATCCGAAAGCTGCGGGATCTGGAGCCGGAGTTCATCGACTTCATCCTCGAAGCACTCGCAAGAAGGGAGGGCGGCGCCTATGTCACAGCGGATAGTCGGCTATATTGATTACACCGCGCAAGGCGGCGACACCTTCGACAGCATCGCGCTGGCAGCCTATAACGAGGAGCGGATGGCGAGCACCATCATCGACGCCAACCGCGACCTCTGCGACGTGCTGATCTTCGAGGGCGGCGAGGCTGTGCGGATCCCCATCGTCGAGACTGTGGAGACGCCCGACACCCTGCCGCCGTGGAGGAGGTGAGCCTGCCCCGTGAAAATCATCTACGAGGGGACGGACATCTACCCCGAGATCAGCGTCCACCGCTGCTACCACGATATGTACGCAGACAAGCAGAGCGACGAGCTGTTGCTCAAGCTCAACGACACCCGGGAGCTGTGGGACAGGTGGAGCCCCAAGAAGGGCGACACCATCGCCGTCGAGGACGGCGCCGCCAAGACGGGCAAGATGTTCGTCGAGAGCGTCGTCCCTGAGTCCGGCCTCATAACCCTGCGGGCCTACTCGGCCCCGCAATCCACCAAGGACAAGAGGAGCAAGTCGTGGGAAAAGGTCAAGTTCCTGCAACTGATCCAAGAGCTCGCCGGCCGGCACGGCCTCACGGTCGAGACCTACGGCATCACCGACCAGACCTACGACTACGTCGAGCAGAACAACCTCCCCGACTTCGCTTTTCTTCAGGCACGCTGCACCCTCGAGGGCGCGGCTTTTTTAGTCTATGACGGTAAGCTGGTCGTCTACGACGAGGCATACATGGAGGGCCAGCAGCCCGTCGACACCATCACCATCACGCCGGCCAACGACTTCGAGTACCGGGACGAGGGCGCCTACGCCTACGGCTCGGCCGAGGCCGTCAACGGCGGCCTGACCGGCACCTTCTCGGCGCCGGCCGGGGGCGACAAGGTGCTGCGCAAGATCCTCCCTTTCCGCATGACTGACCAAGCAGAGGCCGACCGCTTCGCCAAGGGCCTGCTCCGGGACGCCAACAAAGAGGCGACCGTCGCAACGCTCTGGACGGGGACGCTGCTGCGCGAGTACGCGGCGGGCTCCGTGGTGACGCTCTCCACCGAGGGCGTCGCCTCGTGGGACGGCACGGCCTTCGTGAGCCGGATCCGGCACGACTACGTCAAGACCCGGAGCAAGCTCTATCTGCGCAAGCCTCTGGAGGGATATTGACCATGCCAAACAGCAACACCCAAATGATCCAAAAGGGCAAGATCTCGAGCATCGAGGGCGAGCCCGACAGAAACGGCGACAAGACCACGGCCCGGGTGCTCCCGAGCACCGCCGACAGCCTCGTCACGAGGCCGCTGACGATCCCGTGGTATCTACGCGGGGACATGGGAAACCTGAGCCCCGGCGTCGAAGTCGCCTACGCTATGTTCGAGGACGGCACCGGCCTGATCCTCTCTCGCATGGACGGGGAGTGGCCCGGCATCGTCCCCGGCGACATCACCATCAAGAAGGGCGCGCTCACCGTGCAGGACAAGGGCGTCAGCGTACCGTCAGCCGATGTCACGGCCGGCGGCATCAGCCTGACCAGTCACACCCACACCGCACCGCACGGAGAGACAACCGGCCCGCACTAAGGAAGGAGGCCAAGCATCATGTCCGTCATGGCATCGTGGAACGGCAAGACATGGGGCGTCTCCCCCGAGCGGATCGCCGCCCTGAATGGCGTCTCGGCCAGCGTGGAGCTGGACACCGAGAACAGCGACGACAAGGCGGGATCCCCGGCCACCAAGACCAAGGCGCTCAAGCTCCAGAGCATGAGCTTCGACTTCGATCTCGGCGTCGCCGTGGGCTGCGATGTCCGCGGCGAGTACGAGTCGTGGACGGCGCTGGTGGGCCAGTACGCCCCCTTCTACCTCGGCGGCACGCGCTTCGGCCCGGCCAACCTTCAGCTCACTGGTGTGAGCCTCGGCGACACCACGGTCGACAACTTCGGCCGGATCCTCAAGGGCAAGATCACCATCAACCTGACCGAGTACGCCGAGGAGGCCAGCAGCAAGAAGGCGACCGCCGGCAGCTCCAACGGGGGCAGCTCGTCCCCGGCCGGAGTCTCCACCGGCGTCGGCCCGCGCCTGAGCGCCATCACCGTCGGCGCATCCAGCAGCGACAAAGCTGCAAAGAAACCCAACAACACCCAACTGACCTAAAGCGAGGTGATCCCATGAAAGCAAGCGGCAACGCAGCGCCCGAGACCTGCGTGCAAAACCTCCTAAAGACCATCCGCGGCGAGGTGCCATACGAGCGCATCAAGGGGATCGACCGCACCCTGATCGACAGGCCGAGCGGGACGGCTGCCAACGATCTGGCCGCCGACGTGGAGTTCGTCGTGGAAACCTACGAGCCCCGCGTGCGCCTGAGCTCGTCCGATCTGGTCGCGCTGGTCGCGCAGACCGGCGACTTCGAGCTGCGGGCCAGCATTGACAACACACTCTGAAGGAGGTGAACAGCATGAGCGACGAGACCAACACCTACGGCGACGACATCCACCTCACCACCACCGACGCGACGACCATCTACAACACCCTGATCGCTGCGCTCGAAAAGGGCGCCGGCGAGCCTCTGTACCCCGGCGACGAGCGCCGGATCTTCGGCGAGGGGCTCGTGGCCGTGTTCGTCGCCCTCTACAACAGCCTCGACGACACCGGGCGGCAGACCCTTCTCCGCTATGCGCGGGGCGAGGTGCTGGACGCCATCGGCGAGCGGCTGGATGTCCACCGGCTGGAAGGATCCCCGGCAAAGACGACCATGCGCTTCTCCGTGAGCACGCCGCAGCCCAACAACATCATCATCCCGAAGTGGACGAAGGTGACGCCGGACAGCGACCACTACTTTGCCACCGACGAGATCGCCGTCCTTCAGGCCGGCGCCTACTCCGTGGAGATCCCGACCTCGGCCGTCAGCAACGGCACCGAGTACAACGGGTACGCCCCGGGCACCATCACCACCCTCGTCGACCTGATCCCCTACATCGAGAGCGTCACCAACATCACGGCGACGGCCGGCGGCGACGACGGCGAGCCCTACACCGAGGAAGGCGACAACCGGCTGCGCGAGCGCATCCGGCTGGCGCCGGCGTCCCGGTCTACGGCCGGGCCGGAACAGGCTTACATCTACTGGGCCATGACGGCCGACAGCTCCATCATCGACGCCCGGGCCGTCAGCGAGACGGAAACCATCAGCCGCACCCTCACGGTCTACGACGGCCACGCCTTCATCGGCGGCGGCCGGCTGCTGCCGGACACCCTGATCGTCAAGGAGCACGGGGAGAGCACGGCCGGCGTGGAGGACACCGACTACACTGTGGACTACACCGACGACCTGCTGACCATCGAGCTCAAGGGCGCCCTCACGGACGCCACGAGCCTCGACATCACCATCACCCGCACCCTCGAGGGCTGCGTCAAGATCGTCCCCCTGCTGGAAGGCGGCGCCGTCCCCGACGAGAGCATCCTCGAGAAGGTGCTGGAGGCGTGCAACGCCTCGGACATCCGGCCGCTCACCGACGTGGTCACGGCCGTGGCGCCCGAGGTCATCACCTACGACATCGAGATCGTCTACTACACCACCCCCGAGACGGAGGCCGAGGTCGTCGCCAATGTGGAAGGCACCGGCGGCGCCATCGACCGCTACAACGAGTGGCAGGTGGGCGCGCTGGGCCGGGACATCAACCCCGACCAGCTCCGCAAGCGGATCCTCTGCCCGTCGTGGGGCGAAAACCTGACCGGCGCCTTCCGTGTGGACGTGACCAAGCCGGTCTACACACCCGTCAGCGACACACAGGTCGCCAAGTTCAGCGGGCACCTGACTGTCAGCCATAAGACAGAGAGCGAGGTGGTCTAAATGCGACTCAGCGAAGTCGAGATGATCAAGCTCCTGCCCTCATGGATGGCGCAGGACGGCGCCGACCGAGGGCTGGCCGCCGGCTGCGACACCCTATCCCGGGACGCCTTCGCCCGTCTGAAGCTGCTGAGCAGGTGGGACAAGATCGACCAGCTCAGCGAGGCCGAGCTGGACGAGATGGCGTGGGAGCTGAACATCCAGTGGTATGACAGCACCGCACCCATCGAGACCAAGCGGGCCGTCATCCGCAACAGCGACCGCGTCTATGCCAAGCTCGGCACCCCATACGCCGTGGCGCAGATCATCGCCGACTACTTCGGCACCGGCGAGGTCAGGGAGTGGTATCAGTACGGCGGCAAGCCCTACCATTTCAAGGTGCTGAGCGACAACCCGGGACTCGTCAACGAAAACCTCGACCTGTTCCTCTCGCTGCTGCGCACCGTGAAGCGGCGCAGCGCATGGCTCGACGCGATCCTGATCTGCCTGACCGGCGAGATGTTCCTTTATGCCGGGATGGCCGTGCGAGAGCACGGCGAGGAGCGGCACGTCATGGGGACGGACGAGATCCACCTCTACCACGGGGCCGTCGTCCACGACAACAACCGGGAGACCGTCACCATCGGCACCAGCGTCCTCGCTTCAGACTAAGGAAAGGAGAAAGACATGGCCGCATTTATCAACAACGACATCACCGCCGCGGGCCTTCTCGTTCTGGCGAAGGGCGTGGCGGGCCAGCAGATCAATTACACCAAGATCGTCCTCGGCGACGGCTACCTCGAGGAGGGCCAGACGCCCCGCTCCCTCACCGGCGTGGTCAGCCCGAAGGCGACCATCGACATCACCAAATGCGTCGTGAACGGCGACGGCACCGTCACCGTGGGCGGCGTGTTCACCAACGACCAGACCAACGACGGCTTTTACTACCGCGAGCTCGGCCTTTATGCGGACGATCCCGACGAGGACGTGGGCGAGGTGCTGTACTGCTACGGCAACTGCGGCGACCTCGCCGAGTGGATCCCGCCGACCGGCGGCGCCACCATCGTCGAGAAAACCATCGACATCGTCACCGCCATCGGCACGGCCACCAACGTGACCGCCTACATCCCCGCGGACGCCTACGCCACCAAGGAGGACTACGAAAACTACAAGGCCATCGCCCTCGCGGCGCAGGCCACGGCCAATCAGGCCATCCTCCTCGCGCAGCAGGCCGTCGGGATCGCAGAGCAGGCCACGGCCGCCGTGGTCGACCTGAGCAACGTCGTCCAGCAGAACACCAGCAAGATCACGACCCTGTGGGACGCTGTGTTCGGCGACATCACGACCAACCCCTTCCAGATCACCTTTGCCAATCTGGACGGCATCACCCTCACCTCTGGCGTCTGGAACGCTACGCTTCAGCGCCTCGAGTGCTAAGCCATGGACGGCTACGGCTACACGCCGATCCCGCTCGCAGAGGCGTCCTGCATCATCGCGCACCTGTTTGTCGAGCTGGCGCCGCCCTGCTCATGCTGCAAGCGTGAGGACGGCGTGATCGTCATTCAGGGCACCGCCTACGACGGCACCGGCGCGAGGATCACCATCAAAGGGGAGGAGGTGAGGTACTACGGCAAGCAACGGACACTCGCGGCCATACGAGCGGGCCAATGTAGGCCGCCCGCCCTTCGGCCGTGAAAAGCTCCCGGAGATGCAGGTCATCAGCGACGCCAAGGAGCTCGAGAAGCACACCTACATCAAGACGCGCAACCCGAACATCTTCCCCAAGAAGGAACGGCTCGGGCTGGCGCAACGGATGATGAACGAGGCCAGCGACCTCGTCGCCGACCTGATGGAAGCCAACGACCTGCTCCTGACCGACCCGCAGGAGCGGGAGCTGCGATACCGGGCGCAACGCTCAGCTCTGCGCAACTGCCGGAAGCTGATCCACCACATCGAGCTCGCCCACGAGATCCTCAGCGGGCTCGGCGACGACGCCTTTGCACACTGGTCGCGGATGGCGGCCGTCGTCAAAAACCAGACCGCTAAATGGTACAAATCCGATAAAGAAAGGGCCGCCAAGATGGACGCGCAGGCGCGTCATCAATAGGCAGCCCGTGGGGTACGCCTTGTTTTTTCGTGCCGGGTCGGCCAACAACGCCCGCAACGTCAGGAACGATGGCACGCTGAACAGGAACAACGCCTACAACGGCAACAACGGCCTGCGCCCCGCTTCGATGGATAGCCCGACTTATTAACCGGCCGGAGACGGCCGGCGAACACTGTGCACCATCATCCAAGGAAGGCGTATCCCTCCCGCACCCGGCGCCGTATGACCGGCCCGGCCATGGGTAAACACAGGACTGCCGATGCTCCCGGCGGCGCACGCAAAGCGTGGCCGGAGCTGCCGACGGCAGGGATTTTTTCACATGGAGAACATCGTCAACAGCTTCAACTCGCTATACAAAGCATACCGCAAGACCCGCTGCGGGAAGCGGGACAACCCCACGGCCATGCGCTACCGCATGGAGGCCATCGAGCGCACGGCCGACCTCTCTGACCGCCTCCAGCGGCGCGAGTACACCTTCGGGCCCTACTACCCCTTCAAGGTGTATGAGCCAAAGGAGTGGCTCGTCCTTGCCATAGACTTCGAGGGCAAAGTCGTCCAGCACTCGCTCTGCGACAACGTCCTCGAGCCAGTATTCTCCCGGCGCTTCATCCGGGACAACTATGCGGGGCAGATCGGCAAAGGCACCCACGACGGCCTCGACCGTCTGGCCGGCGCCATGCGCCACTACTTTTTCAGCCGGAAGGCAGCAGACGAGGAGGCCCGGCGGGCCGCCGGCCTGCCATACCGGCCGATGGAGGAGTGGGACTACGCCGAGGGCTGGGTGCTGAAAGGTGACTTTTCCAAGTTCTTTTACACCCTGCTGCACGCCGTCTGCTTCGAGAAGGCCCGCAAGGCTCTGGCCTTCCTGTCTGACGAGGAGCTGATCGACTTCGTCGAGTGGCTGCTCTGGATCGTCATCGACAGCACGCCAGACCCCGGGATCCCCATCGGCAACCAGTCGAGCCAACTGCTCGCCCTGCTCTATCTGGACGACTTCGACCACTGGCTGCGGGATGGCCTCGGCCTCGTCTATGGCCGTTACATGGACGACTTCTACATCATCAGCAGCGACAAGCTGCTGCTCCGGGAGATCCTCAAGAAGATCGAGGCGTACATCAAGCCGCTGGGCCTGCGCCTGAACGGCAAGACGCAGACCTTCCCGCTCAAGAATGGCATCGACTTCCTCGGCTTCCATACCTACCTCACGAGCACCGGCAAGGTGGTCAGGAAGGTGAGGGCCAAGAGCATCGACAACATGAAGCGGAAGATCCGCAAGTTCCGCGGCCTCGTGGACAGGGGCAAGATGACGCTCGAGAGCGTGAGCCAATCCTACGCAAGCTGGACGGGCCACATCTCGCACGGCAACACCTACCACCTGCGGCAGAACATGGACGCCTATTTCTACGCATACTTCCCGGAGCTAAAACCTACCGAAAGGAGACAAGACTCATGCCTCAAACCCTCGGAAGCCTTGCCAACAAGGCAAAAATCAAGTTCGGCAGCCTCTACGGCGCGCCGATCATCTGGATCAAGGCCGACAAAAACCACGCCGGCTACCCTGCCAACAGCGTCACCCTCGTGACCAACCAGATCATCAAGCTGCTGTGCTTCGACGCGAAGGAGAGCGCCAACGGCAACAGCGACCGCCGAAACTACGGCAACAACCGCTACATCTACTCCAACCTGCGCCAGTGGCTCAACAGTGACGCCGCCGCGGGCCAGTGGTACACCGCGCAGCATAGCGCAGATGCGCCTCCGAGCACGGCCAACGTGTGGGACGGCGTCAACCAGTACCAGACCCTCGCCGGTTTCCTCAATGGCTTCACGGCCAACGAGCGGGCCGCCCTGCTCGCCACCACCATCACCGTCGGTAAGAGCTCCACGGACGGCGGCGGGACGGAGACCTGCGTGGACAAGGTTTTCCCCCTGTCCTGCACCGAGGTCAACCTCTCGGGCGACCATGTGTGCGGCAGCAAGCTGGCGATCTTCAGCGACAACTCCAGCCGCATCGCTACCGTGACGGCATCCTGCGTCGCCAATTCCAACTACGGCAGCAACCCGTCGGCAAATCAGGCGTGGTACTACTGGCTGCGGGACGCCTATGCCGGGTCGGCCAGCAACGCCCGCTACGTCAGGGGCGATGGCGCGCTGGGCAGGGGCAACGCCTACAACGGCAGCGGCGGCCTGCGCCCCGCTTGTAATCTGTCATCCGATCTCTTGGTCTCCGATAACACCGACTCGGACGGCTGCTACACAATCGTCTACAACCAGCCGCCCACGGCCCCCGGCACCATCACTGTCCCGAGCGAGGTCATCGGCGGCGAAAACCTGAGCATCTCGTGGGGACAGTCGACCGATCCCGACGGCAACCTCGCCGGCTACAAGCTGGAGCGCAAGGTGGACGACGGCACATGGGCGCAGATTTACAGCGGCAGCTCCCGGAGCTACACGGACTCCATCACCTACGGATGGACGAGCGTGCAGTACCGCGTCAAGGCATACGACACCGCCGGGGCCGAGAGCGCCTACACCACCAGCGCCGTGCGCACCGTCACCAACAACCGGCCGCCCGTCATCAGCGGCAGCGACACCGACCTCGGCAGCTTCACCACCACGCCGCCCTCCTATGAGTACACCGTCACCGACGCCGACGGCCATCAGGTCACGGTCGTGGAGAAGCTGGACACCACCACGCTGCGCACCTACACCGCTACCCTCGGCGACACCAACGAGCTCGAGATCACGGCCGACCAGTGGCTCAAGCTGCTGAACGGCGACCACACCCTGACCATCACCGCCACCGACGCCAAGAACGAGAGCACCGTGCGCACCCTTTCCTTCGACAAGGCCATGCACTCGGTCGAGTTCGAGCAGACCGTGGCGATGGCGGCCGACGATATGCCGACCAAGGCCCTCGTCAATATTCAGGGCAGCTTCCCGACCGGCAGCACCCTTCAGGTCTGGATCTGCAACAACGGCAACGACGCCGAGCCCACATGGGAGGACATCACCACCAAGGCCCTGACCAGCCAGAAGCACTTTTTCACCAACCAGACCAAGACCGCCGCAAGCTGGGGCGTGAAGATCAAGGTCAAGCTCCTGCGCGGCTCGGCCGAGGGCGACTGCTACATCCAGTCGGTCGGCGGCAACTTCGCATAAACCAACACCCCAAGACCAGAAAGGAGGAGCAGCATGGTCTCCTTCATGAAACCCAGTACCAAACCCACCCACGAGAAGGGGCGGGCCGCCGCCGGCGGCGGGGGCGGCACCTCTCCCGAGGACAAGGAGCGGATCACCAAGCTCGAGGACGAGCTCGAGGATCTGTCTGGCGCCATTGAAAGGGGGCTGACCACATGAGCGACAAGTACAGCGGCCTCGAGGCCGCCCTGCGCAGCGCCCGCATGACCTTCGTGAGCGAGGCCGAGGCCGGCGACCGTACCGGCACCGAGATCATCGCCTGCGAGGATCTGCTGCCAGCGTGGACGAAGGCCGGCCCCAAGGGGGATGGCAGCCACGAGGTCGGCGAAGCCTGCACCCACGACGGGCAGAGCTGGCGCTGCTGCCAAGCCCACAACACCAACAACAACCCGGACATCGAGCCGGGCAAGAGCCCCGCACAGTGGGTGCCCTACCACACCACCGACCCGAAGAAGGCGAAGCCCTTCATTCAGCCGACCATGGCCGAGGACAGCTACCAGAAGGGCGAGGTCTGCATCTGGACTGATGGCAAGGTCTACCGCTCCATCATGGAGGGGGCCAACGCATACAGCCCGGAAGCCTACCCGCAGGGCTGGGAGGTCGTCGAGGTCGAGGATGGAGGTGCAGCATGATCCAGCTTGACATCGGGCAGCTCGTGGCCCTCATGGGGATCCCGTCGGCCATCACGGGCCTGTGCTTCTGGATGATCCAGAGGCAGCTCTCCAAGAGGGACGCAGAGCTCGACCGGCGCGACGCCGCCCGGGAGAGAAACGAGGTGCTGCTCGTGCGCAGCGTGGGGGCCGCCATCGCGCTCGGCGAGGCCACGGCCACCGCCCTGAAGAACGGCCACGCCAACGGAGAGACCGAGGCGGCCCTCCAGTATGCGCAGAAGATCAAACACGAGCAGAAGGACTTCCTCACCGAGCAGGGCATCCACGCGATCTACTGAGGGAGGTGACACCCATGGGAAGATACCGGCGCAAGCGGGAGGCCAAGGCCCGACGCAGGCCGTGGGAGTTCTCGAAGAAGTTGGCGGCGTGGGCCGTCCTCGTCGCAACTGCCGCGGCCGTGGCGTCCTATGTGCTGGCCTTCCGCGATCAGCAGACCGCCAGCGATGTCACGACCACCATCTTCACGGCTTGCATCGGCTACCTCGTCAGCTATGCAGCCAAGTCGGCCACCGAGAAGATCAGCCGCAACCGGCACGGCCTCGACGCTGATGGCAACCCCATCAGCGGG